GCAATCGCCCAACCAAAAAGGGTGAAAAGAAAGCGTCGCGAGGCAAGTGATGCCGCTCAACCTCAACGCCCTCAACCCGCAGCAGCAGATCATGCTGGCGATGCTGCTGCGCCAGGGACCACAAGCATTCATAGGCGGCGGCATGCAGCAGCCGACGATGGCACAGATGCTCCAGCAGCAATCTCCTGGCATCTCCCCGCAACAGGCGCGCATGCAGCAGATCCTCAATCCGCCGCCGAGCCCGCTGCAGCAGGTGATCCAGCAGCTTGCCCAGGTACAGCAGGGGCAGCAGCAGACCCTACAGGCAGTCAATCAGCCCAATCCGCTCTTGCAGCAGTTGAACCCGCAGCTCCAAGCGCTGGTGCAGGGTCTGGGGCGGCTGTTTAGCTCCGGACAGCAAGCGATCGGCCTGCCGCAATCCTCTGGTGTGACGAGTACCTGATATGCCGCTCACCCTCACGCCGCTACAATTCACCACCTGGAAACCACAACCGCTGGCAGCGCCGACACAGCCGATCACACCGAACGGAATCTCGCTCGGCGCCATCCCCGGCTATCAGAAATGGTGGAGCGATTTTCTGCAGAGCCAAGCCGCGCAGCAACTGCACAATCTCGGTCCGTGGAACAACATGCTGACCTCGCCCAACCTGGCCGCGCCGCACATGCAGGCGCTCGCGCAGTTTATGCAATCCAATCCCCTCGGCAGCTATGCACCGCCCGCCCCTGCCGCCCTTGGATGACGTCAGGCTCAACCTGACCAGCTACGAGGCCGCGACCCTGCACCTGCTCGCCGCGGTCGGTATGGCGGTCTACGAAGGGAAGGCGTTGGCCGACAATACCCGCGATCTGCTCGACCGGATCCCGCCGGGTGTCTTAAAACGCGCGGTCGATAAGATCGCGCAGTGGTCGGGAGGGGAATTGCACTGATGGCTGCGAATATGCTGATGGGCGCACCCCCAGGGATGGGCGCCGCACCCGGCAACCCGCTGATGCAGGATCCGCAAGTGCCGCCCTCGGCGGCGCCCTCGGCGATCTTTGAGCCGCCGCGCTCGAGAGAAGGCTTTGAGCACCGGGTGTCGACCCGTATCCCGACCGCTGCCGGTCTGGGCTACGATCCGCACACCCGCAACGACCTCACCGTGAGCCACGGCGCGATGCACCCCGGCACGACCCGTGATCCGAAGGTGCAGAAGTCGCTCGAGAATGCCTATCGTGGTAACGCCAAGCTGATCAAGCAATACTACGGCCACATCAATCCCGGTGTTACCGACGAGCATGCGGCCGAAAACTTTATGAACCATGCCCATGACAACATTGTCTGGCTGTGGAACCAGGTACGCGATCGGCCATGGGTGCCGCAGGCGATCGATTGGTATCGTGGCGCGAACCGCCTCGCCAAAGGCATGGCCGATCAGCACGGTATCAGCCATCGCCAGGCCGCTGCGGTGATCGCGACGCTAAGCCCCCAAAAGGACTGGGACCAGAATGTCGACCTGGCGCACCGCGTGCTCAGCCATCGCGGTAATAAGGAGCTGAGCGTCACCCCGGAAATGCTCGGGCGGATGCAGCAATATGTCGATGCCCGCACGCCCAAGACTCGCGGCGCGCTTGAAATGCAATTGCATGGTGGGACGCATAAGGAGGATGGCAAGATTGCGCCGATTGAGATCGGCCAAAAACTTGATGATCTAAAGACACCGCTGCAAAAAGCGATGTTCATCCGCAGCTATGACGAGATGCACAACCCCAACAAAGGCTATGACATCATCTCGCCGCGCGGTGACCGGACCGTGGCCATGACCAATGCGGGGCGGCCGGCGACAACCGCCTGGAATGATCTCGGCGCCGTCGCCAATGCCGTTCGAGCGGCCGACAGCGCCGACCATCTGCCGACGATCAGCCGCGCCCTTGGCGGCATGCACAAGGTGCGCAATTTCTACAACAACATCATTGCTCCGGATTACGGCCACGACATCACCGCCGATACCCACGCGATCAATGTCGGACTGATGCGGCCCATGTCCGGTTTCCACAAGATGGTTGGTGAGGGGCTCGGCAGCGAAGGCTCCTCGAGCGCTCACAGTGGCGTGCACGGGCTCTATGGGCTCTATGCCGACGCTTACCGGCGCGCGGCCGACACGATTAGCCGGCTCGAGGGGCGCCGCCTGCTGCCGCGCGAAGTGCAGAGCGTCACCTGGGAAGCGATCCGCAATATGTTCAAGGACGAGCACAAGAAGATCGATAAAACGACGTTTGAACCCCTGCATGATGTTGGTAAAATGGCGCGTGACGCACATTTTGCGCACCGCTACGACTTTATGCCGCCGGATATGGCACGCGAAGCCATCATGAATGCGGCGGGCGGTATCCGAAACCCATCCTGGTGGAGAGGCTGAGATGGACGAGATCAATTGGAAGGCGGAAGCCGAAATGGACCCGATCATTCATGCGATGATCGGTGCCGGCATCCCGCTGACACGCGAACACTATATCGAGATGAAATACGGCGCGCCGGGAACCGAGGATCACCCGGACGACTGGACCGAGGATCACGAGATGAGCCTGCCCGCGCCGTTTCAGCGGGGGGCCGGGAGGGGCTAAATGAGCGGGCGCATCCGCGCAGATGATGGCGGCGGCCCCGGTGATCCGCCGGAGGTACAGGAACCCGTCGAACAGCCGGCGCCAGCACCATCACCCAACGATAACCCGTCGCCGGAACCCGAGGGCGAGCCCGAGCCGGAAGCCGCCGCGGGAGAACGCGAGCAGCGCGAGCACAAAGAACGCTTTGACCGGCTGACCCGCGAGAAATACGAGGCAATCAGACAGCGCGACGAATATGCGCAGATGCTGCGGCAGCTTGCTGCACAGGCGCAAAATGCCAATCAGCCGCAATACGGCAATGACAATGGCAGCCAGTGGCAGCAGCCGCAGGGCGATCCGCGCGAGTTGGGGCGGCAGCAGGGGTTCCGCGAGGCGCAGGAAGCGGAGATTGCCAAGCGGTTTAATGCCGACTGCGATGCGCTCTTTCACCGCGGGCAGCAGGAATTTGGCGATATGAGCGATGCCGTCGCTGCGCTCAACGCCGTCGGCTACGGCCAGCGCCCCGACGTCCTCTCGATGATTACCCGATTGCCCGACGGGCACCGCGTCTACCGCGAGCTTGCCGGCGATCTCGATCGCGCCGCCGAGATCCTGCGCATGGACCCCAGCGGGATGGCGATCAGCATTGCACAGCTGAGCCGCGGCAATGGTGCGGCCGGGAACCAGGCGGCGCAGCTACGCACCGCACCCGCAAGCAACGCACCGCCACCGCTGCGCGCGGTCGGCGGCAACGCCACACGCCGCGAAATGGATATTTACGACCCGCGCCTCAGCATGGCCGAATACATCCGGCGCCGCGACCGCGAAGAGCGGCGCTCGAGGATTAGCCGCTAAGCTACGCCTACGGCGAGCACAAACGCCGTGGAACTGGAGCCGGGACTGTCAGCCTGGGGGCGCAACTAAAAGGGTGGGGCATGACCTCGTGGGTTATTTGGTCCGAGGAACATGGCGCGTGGTGGGGGCCCGGATGGCATGGTTATGTGACCAGCCTTGCGCGGGCCGGTCGCTACGACAAAGAGGAAGCCCTAGACCTCATGAGGCGCGCAAACCAGTATCTGCCCGAGGGCCGCATACACGAGGTTGCGATGCCCGATCCCTGGCCGCGCTGAAAAGGCGGGCGGAGCCAGTCTGAACAAGGAAACGGTGTGGGGGGCGACCCCGCCCTTTGAGGTAGCAAAACCGCCATCCGAGGACGGCTGGACCGCTGATATCTATCACATTCCAATATCATTCCATTGATATTTTTTACCGCATGCGCTAATGCGGACTCCTTCCCGTCAGGGATTGCGCCTTGAGCCGGCTAAAAAGCTCCCCGTCTTCACTGGGTTAGTGTGATGTGCCCTCCCACGGGGGGTGCGCCCGCATAGCCGACTCGCACCCGGCATCGATCCCAGCAACCCCTTGATTGCTGCGCTCGGTGCGCTGTTTCGCTCCTCTCTCCCTGCGCACGGGCGCCGGGAGAGCATCCGTGGCGAATTCACTCCTCACCATCTCGCAAATCACCCGCGAGGCTGTGCGGCTGTTCCGTAACAGCAACTGGTTTCTGCGCACGATTAATCGCCAATACGACGAAGAATTTGGACGCAGCGGCGCCAAGATCGGCAGCCAACTCCGTATCCGGCTGCCCAATGACTACACGTTGAGAACCGGGCAAACCGCGAACCCGCAAAACACCAACGAACAAAATACCACGCTGGTTATTGCGACACAGTACGGTGTCGATGTGTCGTTCAGTTCGTCGGAGCGGGCGCTGAGCCTCGATGACTACTCGGCCCGCATTCTCGCGCCGGCTGTCAATACGCTGGCCGGTGGTGTGGCGACCGCGGTCATGCAGAATGTCGAGGGCGCCTCGAACTTTGTCATGAACACCGACGGCAGCAGCAACATGATCAGCCCGAGTGCTGGCACGTGGTTGACTGCAGGTGCGATGCTCGATCGGGCCGGGGCGCCGAGGAACGATCGGTTCATCGTCCTCGATCCGTTGACCCAGGCGCGCACGGTTGCGAGCCTCAGTGGCCTCTTTAATCCACAGGTCAAGATCAGCGACCAGTACATCCGCGGCACCATGAGCGTCGATACGCTCGGGTTTGACTGGGGCATGGATCAGACCGTGCTGATGCACGCGACCGGCGCCTATGGCACGCCGCCGACAGTGACGGGTGCCAACCAGACCGGGTCGACGCTCACCGTGTCGGCCCTCGCGGGTCCGCTCAATCTCGGCGAAACCTTTACCATTGCGGGCGTCTACGCGGTCAACCGCGTGACCAAGCAATCGACGGGCAGCCTGGCGCAGTTTACCGTGACGGCGCCAGCCAATGCGGGCGCAACCTCGCTGTCGATCTACCCGCCGATCACCCCACCCTCCGGCGGTAATCCGGTGCCGTTCCAGACGGTCACGGCAAGCCCCGCGGGCGGCGCGAACATCGTCTTTGTCACGCCCGCGTCGAGCAGCTACCGCGAGAATTTTGCCTATTATGGCGAAGCCTTTACGCTCGCGACCGCCGAGCTCGAATTGCCGCGGGGAACGCACGAGGCGGCACGCGAGACATACGATGGGATCTCGCTGCGCATGGTCACGGATTATGCGGTACTCTCGGACCAGTTTATCACCCGATTGGACATCCTGTTCGGTTCGCTGCTCGTGCGGCCGGAATGGGTGGTCAAGGTGGCTGATATTCCATAAGGGAGTAGCGCATGGCGCAGGCGCGGGCGGTACCGGGAAATAGCGGGCGGATCGATTACCCGCGCATGCTCTATCACCCGGACGGGCGCACCATCATCGCCGAAACGCCCGAGGAGCACGACAAGCTGGCCCGCGAGGGATGGGAGCAAATGCCGCTCCCCATCCACCAGCAGCGTCCCGCGACAACGTCGGCGAGCACCTCAGGCACCGACCCGCTTGCCGTGCTGATGCGCGAGGTGATGCAAAGCGTTCTCGAGGATTACGGCTTTAGCAAAAAGGGAGCTTGAGCAATGGCACGAGATGTCCGCGGCGGCACGCCGAATGCAACCAGCCGGGATGCCTATACGCGACCAAAAGAAGGCTCACGCATGGGTGGCGGGCGCTACGATGCCGGTCCCGGCAATGCCGGTCTGCCGGGGGCCGAGGTGATGGACCGTCCGGCGACACCGTGCGGCACCTTTGGCCGCACCGGCTCGCGCCGCATGGGGATCGATCCCGGCATCCGCAGTATCCAGGACGCCAACAAGGGCTAACCTGTCGTGCTGGTGCAGGATCTCGTCAGTCTCAGTCTGCGCACCGCGGGCGTGCTTGGGGTCGGGCAGGTTGCTCTGCCCCAAGATCTTACCGACGCGCAGCAGATGCTGGTGCTGATCCTGCAGCAGTGGCGGCAGAAGCGGTGGCTGGTTTACCGCCTCAACTACGACATGATCCCGCTGATCTCGGGGAAGCCGACCTATAGCGTGGGGCCGGCGGGATCGGAGAGCGGGGGCGATCCCGACATTGTCACCGACGGCAATTTCCGGCCGGCGAACATCCAGTCCTGCTACCTGCGGCAACTCACCGGGTCGGGGCCAAACAGCTATCCTGTCGATTTTCCGCTGCGGGTGCTCGGCAGCCGGCAGGAATACGATTCGATCGCGCTAAAAAACCTGCATTCTTGGCCGAGCCTCATCTACTACGACCCGATCGTGCCGGTGGCGACGCTCTATCTGTGGCCGATCACCATCCAAGCCAATTTTATGCTCTATGTCGCTTGGCAAACCTCGATCGATCTTGCCGCCGAGGGCGCGCAGACTGTTGAACTCGAAACCATTCTGCCGGCGGAAACGCAACTCGCCTTGATGTATCAACTCGCCTTGTTACTGACGGTTAATTACAAATTGCCGCAGGATCAAAACCTCGAGGCGGCGGCGCGCGCGGCGATCAATGTCATGCGACAGACCAATTACGCGCTGCAACCGCTGAAGATGCCGGCTGGTCTGCTCGCGACGGGCGCGAGACTAAAGAACCCCATGGGCGGTTTTGTGTTTCCAGAAATTGCGGCGGGAATACCGGTTGTTACCAATCTGGGGTAAGCCATGGGCCATTTGCCTGACAATGGTCTGCATACCTGGGGTGCCGGTCAGCAACTGACTGCGGCAGCGCTAAACGAGAATTTTGCGACACTGCGGGAGTACGCGGAGCAGGCGCTCGCCCAAGCGCTGATGCCTGATGCCGCGGTGGTGCAATTGGAAATGCGCTTGGGGCGCATCGAGGCTCGGCTTCAGCTCGTCGAGCATATGCTTACCCTCCATGCTCGACAACGCAATGAAGCTGAGTGGGCGCCGCTGTCTCATTTGGGGGCCGTTTTGCAGCGCGTCGACGGTCTGCAGCGGGACGTTGAGACAGCGGTTGCCCGACTAGAGCAAATGGTCGAACACCTCGATAAGATCCACGATGATCAGCGTCTGCGGCTCGCTCGCCTTGAGCAGCAACCCGTGGCAGCGACGTTGCAACAGCATCAGGCGCTGATCACCGAGCACGAAGAGACTGCACGCAAGGCGCAAGTCTCGCTGGTGCAGGCGATCGGCACCCGGCAGGAGGTCCATCATCTGCGCGAGGTGGCGAATAATGCGGTGAGGGAGAACGAGCGCACGGCGACGGAGATCGCGAACCTGCTGGGCCGGATCGGCCAATTGGAGAAGATTTCGTGACCCAGCTGCCGCTGACCCAAGGCTCCTACCAGGCGCGCGGTGTCATCGCCAATGCGCAGGCCTGCATCAATCTCTACCCCGAACCCAATCCAAAAGATGCGCCGTTCCCCGTGACGCACTACCCCGCACCGGGGCTCAAGGTGCTGTCGGACTATACCGGCACCTTCTCCGGTTCGGTGCGCGGGCTCTATGACGCGTCAAACGGTTATGTCTTTGCTGTCATCGGCGCCGACGTCATCAATTGGCACGGCACCGGGACCAGCTATACCCATCTCGGCACGATCTCGAGCAACACCAACCCCGTCAGCATCTGCGACAACCAGGACGATGTGGTGTTCTGCGACGGCACGACAGGCGGCTGGACCGTAAAGCTGAATAATGCCGATACCGCGGGCGCCCTGCAGACCATTACCGACCCAGCGTGGTACGGGTCAAACCGGGTCGACTATATCGACAGCTTTTTTGTCTTTAACAAGCCGGGGACACCGACCTTTTACACCAGCACGGCCGGCACCTTTTTGCCGCTCGATGCGACCTATGCGACACCAAAATCGGGCTGGAATGACGACCTGGTGGCGTGCTGTGCGCTGCATGACAATGTCTGGCTGCTTGGCAACAACACCACGGAGATCTGGTTTAATGCGGGCGGCGCCACCTTTGCCTTTGCCCGGATGCCCAACAGCATTTTGCAGCAAGGCTGTGTCGCACGCTTTTCGCCGGTCATTGCCGACAACGCGGTCTATTGGCTCAGCCAGGATCGCTGGGGCCGCAATATGTGCATGCGCGGCGAGGGTTATCAGGCAACCCGGATCTCGACCTTCGCCGTTGAGGACGCCTGGTCAAAATACACCAACCTCACCGATGCCATCGGCATGGCGTACCAGATCGGTGGGCATGAATCGATCGCCTTCTGGTTCCCCACCGGAAACGCGTTCTGGGTCTATGACGCGGCCACACAGATGTGGCATCAGCGGACCTACGGCAATCTCAGCGATGCGTGGCTGCCGCGCTGCATGGCGGGATGGGGCGCGATTGCCTCGAGCGGCAGCCCGAACAGCATCCTGGCTGGTGACCGCACCGGGCCGCGCATCCTCGAGCTCTCGCGCTTTGTCTATGATGATTGCGGTACACCGATCATCCGGCAGCGGGCATGGCCGCACGCGCAAGCCGAGGGCAAGCGGCTGATTCACTCGCGGTTTGCGGCCTCGATGGATGGCAGCATGCTGCCGGCGCCCGATCATGTGACCTTGGATTTTAGCGATGATGCGGGGCACAGCTACGGCGCACCGCTGGTGCAGACCGTCAACAACAGCACCTACGGGCAATACCAGTGGCGGCGGCTGGGTTATGCGCGCGACCGGGTCTACCGGCTGACCTGGTCGCAAAACGGCGACAGCACACTCAACGGGGCATGGGTCGACATCATCCAGCAGGGAACATGATGATTCAGCGCTCACTCTCCCTCGACCGGGCTATCGAACGCGAAGCGGTGCGCTTTGCCGGCAGCCTGGCGTGTTTTGTCTTTTATGCCGGTGAGATGCCGGTTGACTGCAATGGTGTGGCGTTAGGCGAACGGGTCGGCCGGCGCGAGGCGAGTGAATTTGCCGTGCGGCACCTGTTGCGCGGGATGCCGCCGGGAATGCTCGAGGGCGCAGATTACTGGCGGCTTTATGACGCCAACGGCAATGTTGTGATGCAAGGGGACGGCGCATGAGCGCGATAATGCCCAGCCAGTTCCCGCCGCGGCTGCCGCGCAGCGGCACGGCTGCGGTGAGCCCGACCAATGGCGCCTGCATCAATGGTGAGGGCCGCCCCTGCTCGGCGCAGGGGATGATCTCGGCGATGAACCCCTTTGTCGATCTCAAGACCGGGACGACAACACCGATCAGCTACCGGTTTCTCTGGGGGTTGTTTTCCTCGGTCTACGAGCTCGAGGAAAAGGTCGGGAGCGGTGGCAGCGGCGGGGGAATACCCGAGGCGCCGATCGATGGCACACCCTATTGCCGGCAGGATGCCAGCTGGGTCAGTTCACCCGCGGGTAGCGGCGGCGGGATCATCGACGCACCGACCGACGGCACCGGCTATGGCCGGCAAAATGCCGCGTGGACACCCGTTCTAATGAAGAGCGGTGATATTCTGGACGGGGGTAACTTTTGACCGACGTACTGCGGATCAAGCGGCGCGCGTCCGGCGCTCCCGGTGCGCCGGCGAGCCTTGCCAGCGCCGAACTCGCCTACAACGAAGTCGATCATGTCCTTTACTACGGCGAGGGCAATTCGGGCGGGAATGCCGTCACGATTGCCGCGATTGCCGGTCAAGGTCTGTCTTCTGCGAGCAATCCTATCGTCAATGGCACCGCGGCCCCCGGCAGTGGCACGCAATGGTCACGCTGGGACCACGTGCATCCGTCCGATACCACCCGCGCACCGCTCGCTAACCCGGTCTTTACCGGTGACCCGCAAGCGGTCACCCAGCCCAACACCGACAGCGATACGTCGATTGCGACGACGGCGTTTGTCCATTCGGTACGTATCGATCAGATCGCAGCGCCGAATGTCGATGTTAGCTGGGCAAGCCACAAGATCACCAACCTGCTTGATCCGACGGCGGCGCAGGACGCCGCGACAAAGAATTACTGCGATAACGTCGCGACGGGATTGGATGCCAAGCAGTCGGTCAAGGCGGCATCGGCGGGTGCCAATCTGACGCTGTCGGGGCCGCAGACGGTTGATGGGGTTGCCTTGGTGGCAGGCGATCGCTGCCTGGTCAAGGATCAGACCTCGGTGCCGACCAATGGTATTTATGTGGTTGCCTCGGGGGCATGGACCCGTGCCCTCGATATGGATGTCTGGACCGAGGTGCCGTCGGCCTACACCTTTGTCGAACAGGGCACGGTCAATGCCGATACGGGATGGGTTTGTACCTCCGATCAGGGCGGCACACTCGGCACCACCAACATCACCTGGGTGCAGTTTTCCGGCGGTGGCTCGATTACGGCGGGCGCCGGTCTTACCAAAACCGGCAATACGATCGATGTGGTCGGCACGGCAAACCGAATCATTGCCAACGCCGACAATATCGACATCGACGCAAACTATGTCGGTCAGGCCAGCATCACCACGCTCGGAACCGTGGCGACGGGGACATGGGCGGCGACGACAATCGCCGTCAACCGCGGCGGCACGGGTGCGACGACGCTTACCGGCTATGTCGTGGGCAACGGTACGAGTGCCTTTACCGCGAGCAGTACGATCCCTAATACCGCGATTACCGGGCTCGGCACGATGTCGACCCAGAACGCCAATGCGGTGGCGATCACCGGCGGCACGATTGACGGCATAACGATTGATGGCGGGACATTCTGATGGCGGATGTGGTGCGCATAAAACGCCGCACCAGCCCTGCCGGTGCTCCCAGTGCGCTTGCCAATGCGGAGATGGCTTATAACGAAGCCAGCGACATTCTGTATTACGGCAAGGGCGGGTCTGCGGGAACCGCCGCATTAATTGTTCCCATAGCGGGGACCGGGGCGTTTCAGTCCAGAGTCGTCATCGCCGATACAGCCCCATCGAGCCCGAATATCGGCGATTTCTGGTTTGACGGCAACAAAATGTATATCTGGTTCAGCGATGGAACCTCTTCACAGTGGGTTCCGGTGGCATGAGAAATTTCCTCCCGATTGGCAATGCCGACATGCTGCCGTTGCGTGTGGCGCTGCAGCGGCACCCGGAACTGTGGGATCAGCACGTTTACCGGACGACATTTAAGGGAAGTCCCTTTAAGGGCATGTCCGACATCCTGCTGCGCTATTCGAAGCCGGAGCGATGGGAGGGCAACCGCGATCCCGATGCGCTGGTGAATGATCTGGATCTGGTCATGTATCCGGCGTGGCGGGTGCTGCCGGAATGCCACGACATCGTGTTTAACCTGATGCGGCGGTTTAATGGCATTTCGCTGGGGCGGGTCATCATCGCGCGGCTGCCGCCGGGTGGCACCATCCTGCCCCACGCCGATGATTACGGCGCCTATGCCCTGCAGGACGGGCTCAGATTGCATGTCTGTGTGCAGGGGCTCCCCGGATGTCTCTTTAATTGCGGCGAAGACACCGTGCAGATGCCAACCGATACGGTGTGGTGGTTCAACCATAAGGCCATGCACTCGGCGAGCAACCAAAGCGCCGACGATCGTATCCACCTGCTTGTCGATATTCAGACGGGGTGAGTCGTGGAGCATCTGTCGATCCAACCCGAGGACACGGTCGCCGTGCTGCAGGAAGCCGAGGACACCGGCATGCTGCGGCGGCACTGGGAGGAATTGGCGCTCGACAAACAAAGCGTGAGCCTGGCGCCCGACTGGCGGCGGTATCGGATGCTGAACGACCAGGGTGTGCTGTCGACCATGGCGGTGCGCGAGCGCGGCAAGCTGGTGGGCTACAGCATCATGCTGCTGACGACCGGGCTGCACTATCAGCACTGCTACGAAGCGCGGATGGATATTTTTTGGCTGTCGCCCGAAGTGCGTGGCCGGTATGGCGGCGTGCGGCTATTTCGTTCCCATGAGCGGGAACTAAAGCGCCGTGGCGTCAAGCGGGTCTATGTCGGCAGCAAACTACACCGGGACTCGTCGCGGCTGTTTCTGGCGCTGGGGTATCAGCCGGTTGAGATGTGGCTGAGCAAGATGATCGGGGAATAGCGATGGTTGCGGCGGCAATCGGCATCTCAGGGGCACTCGGAGCGGGCGCGAACCTTATTGGCGGGCTGACCGCGTCGGGCGCATCGCAGAATGCCGCCAACCAGCAGCGGCAGATGCTGCAGCAGCAACTCGATTACCAGCGCAGCATCCTCGAGGGCGCCATTCCGATGGCGACCGATCTGCAGAACCGCAACCTCGATGCGCTCTATAGCGGGCAGCTCAATGCGCTGGGCGGTGTTTCAAACGCGCTCGGCTATGGCGCCGATGTCCTCGGGCGGTATCTGCCATCGACGATTCAGGCGATCCAGGCGGGGGCTGATCGTGGCCTTGGCTATCTCACCGATGCGGCGGGCAATATCCGCAACCTGCTGTCGCCCTATGTGACGGCAGGTGCCAATGCGGCCGATGAGCTTTGGGGTGAGATCTCTGGAAGCCGTGGGGTGCCGGGGCAGGCGGGACCGCTCGGCGCGATGCCGAACCTCACCGATCCGAGCCTGTTGCCGGGTTACGCCTTTGCATTGCAACAGGGTGAGTTGGCGGCGAAGAATCAAGCATCTGCCACCGGAATCGCGGGCATGGGCGGTGACTTCTCGGGGCCGCTCGGCAAGTCGCTCGCTACTTTTGCCAAGGGATTGGCCGACAGCAGTTATTCGCAATACTTACAGAATTACTGGGCGAACCAAAACAACCGGTATGGCATCCTTTCCGGGCTGATGGGGACGGGCGGGCAGGTCGGCAGCAATCTCGGCTCGATCCTCGCCAGTATCGCCGGCAACCAGGGCAATATCGCTTCGACCGCTGGCGCCAATATCGGCGGTGCTTATAGCCATGTCGCGGATGCGCTCGCGAGCCTCTATCAGCACTCGGGCGACGCGCTGTCGAACATCTTTACCGGAACGGCGCAGAACGTGATGACGGGTCTGACCGACCCGATGCGCATCCTCGCGGGGATTGCGACGGGAACCGGGAACCAGGGCGCTACGACATCCTCAGCCATTGTGCCGCAGATCGGCAATGCGCTGCAGGCGACGGGCAGCACGCTGGGGGCCGGCATTACCAGTGCGGGCAATGCACTGAGCGGCAGCTTTACCCCGTTACTGAGCAATTATCTGACGGGAAGCACGATCGCGCCCGTTCAGCCGACCGGCTATTCGGGGCTGACAAATGCTCAAGCGAATGCGGTCAATCAACAGGGGTTTTACTTCTCAAACGGCAACCCGTTGACCGGGCAAACAAATTTCCTGGGGTTCTAGGCCATGGCTGATCCCGGCGTAGGCGCCTTTATCAATCAGCTGATGTCGCAGCCGAGCCCGATGCAGCGGCTCAGCGAGACGATGAAGGGGCTCAGCGACTTTCAGGATTACCAGGCGAACCAAGCGGCGGCCGACGCCTACCGGCAGAGCATCGATCCGGTTACCGGCGAATTCGATATTAACAAATTCAATGCGATTGCCAGCCAGGCGCGCGGCGGCAGCTGGAAATTTGGCCAGCAGATGCAGCAGTCGGGCCAAGGATTGGGCGCGCAGGGGATCGGGACACAGCAGCAGATACAGGCAACACTCGATCAACAGAGCGCCATCGCGTCGTACCTGCAGCCGCTGACGCTAAAAGCCATCAACAATGAGCCGATCACCGGGCAAGAGGTTTCCGATCTGTTAAAGACAATCCCGCCGGGACTAATCCCACCGGCGCGTCTGGCACAAATCCAGCAACAGGTGCAGGCGATCGGACCAACCGGCAGCGCCAATAATTTTGTGCTGGGTGCCGCTTACGCGAACCAGCACGCGCAAGAAGTGACTCGCTCGATGCTGCCGGGGAGCGCGCAACTCGATACGCGAACCGGTGCGGTCATCTACCAGCCGAACCCGCGGGCGCGGGGTGGAATGACGACGCCCTACGGCAACAATCCCTATGGTCTGTCGCCGGGCGAAGCGACCGAAATTATCACAGTGCAGGTTGGCGGCGGGCAGACGATTCAAGTGCCGCGTGGGCAGGCCATTGGTATCCTTCAAGGGAACCCCCAACTGCAAAAACTCAATCCCGGTGTGGCGCCGCAGATCAGCAGTACCGGCGCGCCGACAACGGGAGCAGGCGCAACGACCCCGCCGAGCGGCAGCGGTGCAGTGACGCCGCCGCCGCAGCCTGCACCCAGTGGCAAGGGAACCGCTGCGACGGGTCCGGGACGCTATCCACAGCCGCCAGCGACAGCACAACCGGCACCGACGCCAACGCCAACCCCAACTCCACCACCTTCACCTCCTACCGAAGCAACGCCGGCATGGCTGCAGCCGCCTGAGCGCGGACCCTTGCCGCCCGAGGCAGGCGGCGTCGGAACCACGACTTCCCCGCAATATACTCCTAGCGTTACCGAGCTCACGGCAGCGGCGACCAAAA